TGTCAGATAGAAGTGGTTACAAAGATCACATGAATTTAAGACAACAGTAATATGGCAAAGAAAAAACCAAAGGTATTGAGAGAAGTTCTCTTTGATGAGGAAGTGGTTGAAGAAACCCCAGCAGTCGAAGAAGGAGTTCTTACCCGCGATCAATTTTTTCAAAAAGTACCACAAAGGCCTATGTCAGCACATGGTATAGAAATGTGGGAAAGATACTTGGAAGATCCGAAAGGATTTAAATTTTAGGAGATTATTATGTTACCATTGGCTGGTATGTTATTCAACGTGGTCGCTGGACTCGTAGTTGATAAAGCACAAGACTTGGCAAAAGACCATGTTGAAAAAATGATAGATGATGTCCTTCCAGAAAAACAGAGGAAGGAATTAGATAAGATTATCAAGGAAGATCCTACACATACATTCGACAATGCTAAAGATGCATTGGTAGGTGCAGTAGAAGGTAAACTTCCTGTGAAAATGAAGGATGGAAAACTGTTACCTATCGAGATGACAGTCAAAGTTCGTTTTGATCCAAATACACAAAAACTTGAGGTGATATCATGAGAGTTCCAAAAAAAGTATTTAAGACCAGAGAAAATGATGAGTGGGTAGATAAAACTACTCAGGATTATTTTTTCGGCAAAAGAGTATTGTTACTTTCGTTGCCTGGTGCATTTACACCTATATGAACCAAGCAACATCTTCCAAGGTTGGAAGAACTTTACGATGAAATTATTGCAAAGGGTATTGACGAAATTTACTGTATGTGTGTCAATGATGCATTTGTCATGAACGCATGGGGTAAAGAATTAGGTATAGAAAAAGTTAAACTGATTCCCGATGGTGATGGTAAATTTACTGAAGGGATGGATATGTTAGTGCATAAACCAGCTCAAGGTTTTGGTTATAGGAGTTGGAGATATGCCATGACTGTAAAAGATGGAGAAGTTGAAAAGATGTGGGTTGAAGAAGGTAAAAACCAGTTAGGTCTGGATGATGACCCATACAAACGAACATCTCCTCTGAGAATTTTAGGAGACTTATGAGATTATCGCAGAACTTTTGGCTGAGTGAACTTACAAAGAGTTCAACAGCAGACAGAATGGGCATAGCAAATGAGCCAGGAATTGAACAAATTGTGAATCTTACAGTTCTCACTCATCATGTGCTTCAACCTGTCAGAGAAAAGTTCGGAGTGATTACAGTTAATAGTGGCTACAGGTCACCACAACTGAATGGTAAAGTAGGCGGATCTAAAACAAGTCAACATTGTTTTGGAGAAGCAGCAGACTTTGAACAGCTGGGTACACCAAATGGAGAAGTTGCTACTTGGATTAGTAAGGAACTCGATTTTGACCAGCTAATTTTGGAATTCTACACTAAAGGAAAACCTAATAGCGGATGGGTACATTGCAGTTTCAAAAAAGATGGTTCAAATCGCCAGAAGATTATGACCGCTTTAAGAGTAAATGGAAAAACTCAATACAAGCAGGGTCTTATTTTCTGATTGGACTAGTCCTAAAAATATATCTCCAATCTTTATTCACCATTGGTCTGTTTCAATCCAAACGAACTTGGGTTGACAAGCAGATCAAATGGTGTTATAATGTCTTTGACAAGTTAGAAATCCCCTATCAAAAATATTATTAATGTTTTACACAAATGTACAGCCCTTTGGTAATTAT